CTTCCGATCTTTAGATATTGGAACAAGAAGTGGAGCAAATTGTGAAAATTTAGTAAGAGTTGGCGCATCAAGTGTAGTAGGTATTGATATAGATTCTTCACGCTTTCATGAGATGTGGGTTAATAAAAAAATTACACTTTTAAAGCAAGATTTATTAACAATGGACAATTCTAATAAATTTGATGTAATTACATGCTTTTTATGGAATATGCCTTATTTACAATATACTAATGTAATGAATAAAATTAAAGAACTTTTAAACCCAGATGGGTTAGTGTATATAGGTATTGCTGATCAAATATATAAGTATGATCCACCTAGTCCTTATAGTGTAAATATTGTTGAATTATTACAAAAACATTTTAATAATACAAGAATTTTAGATACTAACTGTTGCCAATGGATAATAGAAGCTAAAAATCCATTTTAATTAAATAAAATAGTAACAATTTTTAGAGCAATAATAAAATTTACTTTGTTTTTTAAAAAAATCGTGCTGCAGTTTATATTTTTTATTGCAAATATGACATTTTATCTTTGTTAAATTATTAACATAATATATTATATCATCATTTAATACTAATATTTTGAATTTATAATTTTTTGTTTTTAATTTTAAAAACATTACATAATTAATAGTAATGCTATATTTATATAATTTTTATAATGTATTATGTAGCAAATTTTTGTTCTATTTTTTTTATAAATAATTCCAAATTGGTATTTAATAATGTTGAAGTTGAACACAATGCTTTTAATGTATTTCTTTTAGTTCCTGACTTTTTATCATATATTAAATAATAATTATTAGCATGTGTTTCGTGTTTTCTAATACTAATATATTTGGGTAAAATAATTGATATTTTTTTAGTTTGTGAAATATTGACAACTTGCTCCTCCGTTTTTATAACTTGTTCCTCCGTTTTTATAACTTGTTCCTCCGTTTTTATAACTTGTGTAGTTTCATTATTTTTCTTAGTTATTTCATATTCTTCTTCAATAATCAATAACATTTTTTTTATTTCTTCTAATTTTTCTAATATACTTATTTTATTTGATTTAGATGATACATATAATTTATTATCTATATTGTGAGGATGTTTTTCTATTTTAAAATATTCTCTATAGCATTTATTTTTTTGGTCATAACATTCTTTATAATAATTAACATAAATAGGTATACTAGATTGTTCTATATTAGCAGGTAGTTTTACAGCATTATGCTTTCTTTCTCTCTTACATTCTTCTTTTGTTATCATAATATTTGAAATGTCGCTCATTTATATAAAAATATTACATTAAAATATTACAGATTTAGTTAAATATAACCAAAAGAAAATTCCAACAAATGCTTTGGCAGTTAAGTCTAACATATTATATCCTATCATTTTAGTTGCTTCATTTGTGTGATAAAATACGCCATATAAAGACCATAATCCTAAATATAACCAAAATATTAATTTAGATTGGTATGTTGTTTTCAAACTTGTCATAAAAAGTTTCCAAATTGTGCCAAATGTAAAAAATAAGAATATAAAACCCATAAAACTTGCTAAATTTTTATTTAATAAACCTATTTCTCCACTATATCCAAATCCTAACATTAAAAGATTAAAAAATAAGACCAATAAAAATGACTTAAATCTAACTGGTATTTTATTTTCATACCCTAATAGCATGGAAAGAGCCAATAACATAAAAGGAGTAGTAATTATCCAATCAGAATAGCGCATAGTGTTAATTTTTGCTAAAGGCAGATAATCAACAGAATCATTAGTTTCATCTTTTATAGATTCGTCCTTTGTTGAGTCATCTTTTTGCGATTTATTTATTTGTTCTATAAATAACCCATAAAAATAACTAGCAATAACAGAAATACAAGTTTCTAAATTTAAAATATGACGAACTTGTGGAATAGGACTACGCAATGCTTCAATGAATGTAATTACTGAAGTAGTAAGTAAAAAAATATATGTAATATAAAAACTACTAATAACTAAAGATGTATTCATAGTAATACTTATATACTTTAAAATATAATATTTTAAAGCATTAAATTAAAGCATTAAATTAAAGCACTAAAGTTTTGTTTTAAAAAAATAAAACTTTAATTGAAAATAAATAAGCTAAGTTATTTAATTCGAGTAAGCTAGACCACCCATACCCGACATAATGCGGAGAACATTGTAGTTAACAGCATAAACGCGGACTTTAGCAGTGCTTACACCAGAGACAGTAGCATTAGATAAAACTAACTGTAAAGTGGCATTGTCAATTCGCGAGAAATTGCATGTGCCAGATGGCTGATGTTCTTCTGGTCTTAAGGCAAATGAGTAAACATTAATACCAGTGTCTGGTGCGCGAGTGTGGTGCTGGAAAGGCTGAACTAAATCGAAGTATGTGCCTTCACGCTCCGAAAATCTGTCTTGGCCATTTAACTGTAATTTGGCAACAACGACTGGGTTCTCACCCCAGCAATGCATATCTAAGGCAGTTTCAGCTAAAACGAAGGTTCCTGCATCTGAAACACCGGAGTCAGTGCTATTATTAGTACCCCAAGCACCGGTTTGATTTGCTGTAATGTCATTGGCAAATGGGTCTTGGAACATTCCACTTGTATTAATAAAGCCATTACCACCTCCAGATGAAGTTATATTAGTTTTACCACCAAAAGCATGAACCGCATTTGGTAAAGCATCAAAAGCATCTGTGTAGTTAAAAGGTTGAGCACCTAATAATCTATTTAAATCAGTATCTTTTGTTGTTGACGCGCAATAATCAACATTCGCATCTGGTTGAACAACCCATATTAATTCTTTGCATGGATGATTTAAATTTAATTTAATTTTGTTTGATGACGAACCAACCGACTCATCACCAGTGAACTGTAACTGTTCAATTAAATATTCATGTGGGTTTTGGGCCATGCGTCTGCGCTCATCAGTATCTAAGAAAATATAATCAACAAATAGCGAAGCAGCAGCAAGCGATTGTTTGTAAGCATTGGTAACTTTTAAACCAGTTCCATCAATGTTAGCTACCGCCCATAAGCATTCTTCAATATTGCGAATGTCTAAATTAATTTTTACTTCGTGGTATTGTAAAGCAATTAGAGGTAGAGCTAAACCGGGATTACGACAATACCAGAACTGTAATGGAACATATAAAGTTGTTTCAGGTAGAGCATTGCGTGGAGCACATACTTGACGAATACCATTAGCAGAGCAAGGACCATCAACTTCCGAAAAGAGTGGGTCACAAATATATGTTAATTGAGTAGTATTACCAATCATTTTATAGTATCCACGTTCTTGTTCTTTTGATAGAGTTAATTGGCACCAGATGTGCATCCAGTCACCATATTGACGGTCAATACGCTGGCCACCAATTTCAACTTCTACTTGTGAAATTAATTGCTCACCAGGGAAATCTAACCATCTAGCATATACACTGCCATTACCTAACGATTGATTAATTTCAGGAAGAGTAATCTGTAAATAGGTGCGGTAAGCTAAATCACCATTGCGTGAAATAGTGCATGTTACGCGACGACCAAAATCCGCTTGACCATTGAAAGTTTGTTCAATTGATTCCATCGCAAAGTTGGTATGACGACGGTAAGTTACTTTCCAAAAGGTAATTTGAGGATTACCTGTTAAATATACATCTTGAGCGCCATAGGCGACTAATTGCATTAATCCACCAGCCATTTTTTTATAATATTCCTAAAGAAAAAAATTTTTTATAATTTAATTTAATTTAATTAATTAATTAATTAAATAAATAATTAATTAAATAATAAATAATTAAACATTATTATTATATAAATTTTTACTATATTAAAAATATAGTCTCTAATCAATGAAAAAAATTAATACAATTAAAACAACATTGGATAGCAAACATAATGAAATAATAAAATCTTTTAAACATAATGAAGAAGTAGTTATTCCTAAATATTTAAAACAAATTGAAAAACTTGAATTAATGTTAAATAAATCAAAAAAAAAACTGGAAATATTAGATAATATTGCTAAGTATAAAAATATTATAAAATCTCTCAGAACCAAAGAAAAGAATTATTATTTAAACAACTCTAAATATATATTTGATTATTTTGAAAATAAAAAGAATATATCTACTTGTGAAGCAATTGAAAATTCAGATAAAAATAATATAGTAAAGCAATTCTTTTCATTAAATATTTTAGATCAATCAATTAATTCTATAAATAATGAAACAATTAATGCTAAAATACACGATGAAAATTTTATTAAAATAGGCAATAATAATTTTATAGATAAATATTTCAATAATATTGATTCTAAATATTTAAATTATGACAAATTTATTTATCCATCAGATATATGTAGCGTGTGTAAAAGAGGAGAAATGGTTTATGTTGAAAGTGAAGGAATGTCAATATGCAGTAATTGTTCAAATAGCATTAAATATTTAATTGAAATAGATAAACCATCTTATAAAGAACCTCCTAAAGAAGTATGCTTTTATGCTTATAAAAGAATAAATCATTTAAAAGAAATATTAGCACAATTTCAAGCAAAAGAAAGCACAAATATACCAGATGAGGTATTTGAAAATATTAAAAATCAAATAAAAAAAGAGCGTATAAGTCTTAACGAATTAACAAATAAGAAAACTAAAGAAATATTGAAAAATTTAGGATACAATAAATATTACGAACATATTCCATTTATAAAAGACAAATTAGGAATAAGACCCCCAATAATGAGTGCAGAACTTGAAGAAACATTATGTAATTTATTCATGGAATTACAAAAACCTTATTCTAAATATTGCCCTAAAGATAGAGTAAATTTTTTAAACTATTATTATACATTATATAAATTATGTGAATTGTTAAATGAACGCAGTTTTTTGCCCTATTTTCCTATGTTAAAAGATCGTGAAAAACGCATAGAACAAGACCAAATATGGAAGAAAATTTGTGAGGATTTAGGGTGGAAATTTATTCCTATACCATAATTTTATATTATACATGAGATTTTTAAACATAAAATAAATTATTCCATTACTTTAATCATCAAACTCAAGTCCACTTAATAATCCACTAAAAATATTGATTATGTCTAAATAATAATCTAAAGATGCTGTTATAAAGTCTCCATAATAATTACGTTGTAATATATTATTAGTATCATACATAATGTATAACGAAAATACCATTAATGAACCAATAACTAGTATTTTTTTAAATAACGAAGATGTAGGAATAAAAAATTGAACAATGGAAACAATGATTAAAAAGAATAAAGCAAGAAGCAAACCGAGACCAAATTTAAAACCTAATTTAATACCACTAGCTATTAATGCTAGTCCAAACGTAAACATAGTAACAAAAATACTAGCTGTTCCAACTAAAGCACTTTTAATAATAGCAGGGTCTACTCCTGATTTTCTATATCCTAAAATTACACCAAATGCACAAGAAAAGAGAGAAAATAATATAAATTTTAACCATGGAGGCATAGTAATAAATGCCAAAATTAGAATTATGACAAAAATAGCTACATATGCTCCAATAAGTTTGCTATTGAATTTTTTAGTTTCTTTATTTTTATCTTCTTCATCCTCTATTTTAACATTTTCACTTACATAATAAGTAATAGAAAGTTGAGATATTAAAGTTGCTAAAATTAGAGCAAAAAATACTCTTTTTTCACTTATTAATTTAAATAATTGCGTCAAATTATTGTTTTTAAAAATAGGTTTTTTATTTTTAACTGCTAAAATTGACTTGGTAGAATTCATAGTATATTTTATAATATACTAAAATAAAATATAATATTATATATTTTATTTTGGTATATTACATTATATTTTATTATATTTTAGTATATTTTATTATATAATATATAAT